GTTGTTTTTCTACCATAACGTCTTCTAAAGCTAATCCTGCTGCTGCGATTTTCAACTTCGATCCAATTTTATATAAAGCCATATTTACACCTCGTCTACTTGTCCATAACTGTCAACTCTAACAGTTGGAAGATTATCTCCGCTTACTAATACGGTACAACTTACATCTCCAGGATGTGATTTTTCAAAAATTGGAGCATCATGCTCTAACCCCATTAAAAAATCACTCAATGTCCATTGTTGTCTATGTAACTCAAGGCACTTACCGCAAGTTGTATGTCCTGAATCCCACTCTACTGTCTGATAACCATTCTCTAATAACTGTTCCAAGACAAGTCTTGACATATCCTGCCTTGTATTTCCTCTTGCTTCCTTTTGAACAGTCAAGTTGGATGCTTCAACCACATTCATTGCTCTTTTGGTTGTAGTATCCAACCATTCCGAGAATGATTGGTTATTTTTCACTTACTTCGTACCCAAACTCTTTTAATATTTTTTTAGCAAAATCTAAAATTTGATAATGATGATCTTTTATTGTTTTGCAAAACTGTGTCAACTGTCTATCTGGCATGGGTGAAATTCTTGCTTCATCCAATGACTTACCCATACACTTTTGAACAATTACCGTAAAAAATACATCCAAAAGCAATTTCTTTTTTCCTGTTTCATCAACATGGACATAATTCTGTTCCACATCTTTTTTGTTCTTATCTACCATATGAATCTCCTCTCTTTTCTTGTCAATTTTCGGCAGAAATTATAATAAAATAGCCTACAATGTAGCCTATATTAATATCCGAAAATATTACATTATTTTGTTAAGATTTTACTGCTATTCCTACACTATCTAGCAATCTCAAAACTTCATTCATATCTTCGGAATTATAATTAATTATCCCCAAAGATTTTACCGCTTCATGAACCTGATCCACAGAAATCTCGGAATTAGGCCATTTTTTCTGTATTTCTTTGACAATAAGGTTAGGATCGAAGGAGAATTCTCCTTCTTTCATAACTCTTATTTTTTCTGGTGATCCTATCTTCTTTAAGGCCATTATTTTCTCCTTATTCTGCTGCAGGGGCTTCGGGAGCTGCTGGAGCCTCTCCACCTGGAGCTTCGGGTACTGGTGCTTCTCCTGGAGTCTCAGGAGCTTCTTCTCCTGCCTCTCCTGGTTCTGCGGGGGCTTCGGGCATTGGTAAATCTAACTCAGGCAAATCTCCACCTGCTGCTCCACCTCCACCTTTACCTTTAGACTTCTTAGGGGCATCTTTAGGGAGTCTTTCGTCTCCCTTATCAAAAATTGTTCCCATTTCGTCTTCCAAATTCTTCTGCTCATCTTCATAATTGATATTTGGAAACTTATCAAACAACGTTTTAGTGGATATAAGACCTTTAGCATGAAAGTCAATGAAACGTTCTTTTTCATCTTGTTCTTCTTCAATATCCAAGGATTTATTCCAAGAAATTGTAGGAAGAATCAACTTACGAGTTCCACCTGACGTTGTATAGAACTTATTCTTAATAGCAATTGGTCTAAAGTACTTATTAATCATCCAGTTTTCGAATTTGTCTCGAACTACTTTATAAACCATCATCAGTTTATGAAGAGCCATTGTTTTAACATTGCTAAAAGATGGTCCTTCACCAAGAATGATGTTTTTGTTCACACCCATACCAACCAATAATTGGTCATGAATATACTCATATTCATTATTAATTGGAAACTGCTTTCCGAGAGTACTTACCGCCTCATATTTTACGATATCGGGATAAATAATCGTAAATGGAGGATTCTGGATTGCTTGATTAATCATATTACGAAAATCAGTTATTGCTTTATCATCGGGAATAATGCCCTGAGCAGCATCACCTAATTTCCATAATTCAATTGGAAAAATATATCTTTGAGCAAATGCAGACTGAGCCAACCGAATCCAATCTTGATAAATCAAGACTTTAAACAGACATTGAATTGGACTCGTTCCACGAGTAGCTGAAGGATCAGTTAAGTTAGCAATTAATGAAACATGATCCTCACTCATATCGATATTTTTGTTCTTTTCAATAGCGTCTACGATTGCTGGAGCTTTTTCTCTTAATTGCTCCAATCGTTTCATATCGGCTTCATCAGTAGATTTTACCAGTTTCTTCAATTCATCTGTAGGAATCAAAGAAAATGCTTGAGTTCCCTCAAACATATCAGTAGAAACTTCTACCAATTCAGGTTCTAAAAGAACAAATCTAGACCATCGATACTTGCCATCTTTGCCTTTAACCATGTTACCAAATGGAAGAGCTTCTCCAAACTTTTGATAACTTAAACTTGCTTTTAATATGAATTCAAATAGATCAAAATTCTCATTAAAAGCCATATCCTTATAAAATTGTGTTACCGATTCATCTTCAGTACTGATTTCAAACTTAGAAAACGGATACAAAGAGTGCATCGTTATAATTGATTGCACATATGGTTCTAAGTTAAAGAAAATTCTTGCCCATTTCAAAATCTCTTGTCGAGATTTAGGTAATAGCCAAGATTCTGTTGTCAGTTCTGGTGAATAAAAGAAAGAGGATGTTTGCTGTACATCAGCTCCTACTTTATCTATTCCTAATTTTGCAGATCCATATGAAAACATCGAACTAGGATTCTGCATCCCTCCTTGTATGTGCTTTCCTGAAACTTTTACTTTGGAGGTCTTTACTTTTCTATGTCCTGTCTTTTTTCGTGCCATTTTTACTCTCCTCTATCTAGAGTCTTCTTCATGTCTTGAATAACTTTTTTAATTTTTTGAATCGAATAAACTAAGTGTTCTTGTGCTTCTAACAAATCTTTATTATTGTTTACTCTGTTACGAATTTCTTCCAAAACATCACTATAAAATGTAAGAGCCTTTTCTAATTCTGGTAAATTATTTTGTTTTGGCATATTATTTTAAGTACCTATTTTCAGATTGTCCACCAGGTCGTCTTCCATACACAGGTGGTACAGCATTAATTTGGGGAGTTGGAAGAGTTACATTTCTTTTTGAAAAATTCTTAAATGTTCCCATCTTATCCATAGCCCAAACTGCTAAAGCATCGGCATTTGGGTGGTCATCATGCAAATCGGACGGAGCCTCAATTACATCGTTAATTCCCATCCGTCTATGCCGTTCAATATTACACCATTCATTAAAAGACTTCTTAAATATCACATGAGTATCAATTGTATTTAATGACGGAAATTTGATTCTGTTACTCTGTAACTCAAACTTAAATTGATCAAAAATTGCGTTTTTATAATTCTTCTTTGAAGCTGCTTCTGTTTGATTATACATCAAACCTTCAATAGGAATCTTCTTTTTCTGAAAAAATGCAATTGTACTTTGGGCAATATTACTGTAGTCTGCAATACCAAAAGTACATTTAAACTTACCTGTCAAAGGATGAATTATCTGCTCAATTTCACTAATCTGTCCTACTATATCACCCTGCCATTCATAACAGGCTACTTTTTCTTTAACATTATCAGGACGCTTTCTCCAAATTGAAAGAGCCGTAAAGTCCAAATCTTTTTTATCTGGTAATAGTGTTCCTGCTGCAGTATCGAGTCCGAAAAAGTATTGTTCTTGTAATTCTGGACGACCTTCATTTAAAATGTCATGATCACCTGAAACAAGGAGTTTTTGATCATTCTCATCCAACACCAAGTCCATATCCGAAACCCATTCCATATTATATTGGGTTTTATAATCTACTTCACTTATTTCTCCGTCGTAATGTAGATCTGGTCGATCAGGAAAAAGTTGTTCTTTTACTTTTAATGGAAGCTGCTCAACTATCTGTCTAGAATATTCTTTTCCTTTATAGTTGATAGATCCATTTAATAACAGGCGTTTACACTCTAACCAAGTCCTTTTTAGAACCTTATATCTAGGACTATTGCAGCTCTTGAAGAAATTATTCTTATACATAGAGATACCAATTTTAATGGTCTTTCCTATGTCCATTCCACCTAACATTGGGGCAATTCTTTGATTGGCTGATGTATCTGAAATACGATGACACTCATCAAGTACTACTATATTAAAATGCCAACCTTCCTGCATAGCAGTTTCGTCGGCAGATAATGCGATTATTTCAGATCCATTATTAAAAAATAATCTTGATTTAACTGAGTTTTTCCAATCAATATCTTTATGTATAGCAGAATTTTTTGGAATAATTTTTGTTGTTAATTCGCTTATAATTCGACAGGCTTGATCCGCTTTTGGTCCAAATACTCCAATTCGTAATCCTTTTATGGCAAGGCATAATTTCAATAAACCTATACCAACTCCAAAAGTCTTACCGCCTGATCTGCTTTGTAGAACTGCAACATTTTTTATATTAGCATCACAGACATCTTCTACAATTTCAATTTGGTTATCAAATAAATTGATTCCTAATTTATAATAAACCCAATGAGCTAACTTTGAGGCATGT